AATTTCATTATATACTCATTTTTGCCTTCACTTCATGATGTCCATGAAGTGGTGACACTCCTTTGCATTTTGGCTCCTAGAAAGCAACATTTCAAGAAGAACTATTGTTTTTCCAGACGGGCGCTGAATTGACAAAGCAGCGTTCGGGTTCGCTTATGCCTGTAATTACAATACGTGATTTCAATTGACTTGTTGGCAATTCTTTGAGATTCGTACTCTTTCAGTTCCACGTGTATGCGATTAGTTGGGATGCGGACCCTTCAGTTTAACTGCGTGTAATTGATTGTGCCAAGTGTATCACGAAATTCATGCCAGTTGGGCGTTAAGCAACAAGTTAGCCGCTTTAAGGCCCTTAATAGGGTGGTGACCAGCACCAAGCTTATGGGTGGTGACCTACACTACGTTTTGTTAGGCTATTTTTAATCGTCAACACGTTGTCCGCATTACTGCAGAAGGGCAACGTTGTTTGGCATGTATTTTTTACAGTTAAGGAAAGCCAGTGCTAAGAAAACGAAAACTCCAATATGTGAAAGTAAGACCAATGTTGGCGATCCATTAGGAGTAGACTAGTTTGATTCAGCTGGTTTAGTCTTATATGCGCGCAGATGCGGCACGAGTTGGGGGTTGGCGGACCCCTGATTTGTGGGGTTGAGATACCCCAATTACGCCATTAAACCTTTGTTTTTTGTTCTGCCTATGTGGCTTTTAACCACCTATGGAGTTCACTAATTTTGGCTTTGTTTCTAGTTTGCGACGCTCTTACAAGCAGGTGTTTTTGACTCCTGTTATTGTGGATGATTTGCCTGACCTCATTGATGATGTTGGCAATGTCGTTTACAGCAATGAGAAGGTGGAGGTCTTTGTTGGGGCCATTGACACCAAGAGGCCGCCTGGCCCTGTTAGGGGGACCAGCCGGCGTCAAGACCGAAGGGTCAGACGGCGCCGCAGAAGGCGCGCCGTCGAAGTGTCGGAGTTCACCTTTACGAAGAAGGAGCTTCGCCAGAAGGCTGCCTATGAGAAGGCTTGCCTTTTAAAGAAGATTGTCATTGAGGAGATTGATGACGATGATGAGGACACGGAAGTGCCTTTTGAGCCAGAGTCGGTCACCATGCCTGGTTTGAACAAAAACCAGAGGAAGAGACGGAACAGGTCTGCTGCCAAGCTTGCCGCTAAGAGGGAGGAAGAGCGTTTTAATGCGATTCTATCCGACTTTATTAGTGTGCAAGGTTGGAGCAAGACAAGGGAACAGCAGAACATTGAGTCCAATGTTAGCGTCATGCAAAGCATTGGATTTTCTCGTAAGGAAG